TTATGCCACGTCGATCCATTCGGCGCCCCGACTGTCCCGGTAGAGATCCGTCATCTTCGCGGAGCGGTGGCCGAGCAGCCGTTGCGCATCGCGCCCTTCTTCTTCATGAAGCCTGGCAGCCAGGGAGCGCATCTCATGGAAGCTTGGCGGGCTGGCGCCGAAATCGAGCCCATGCTTCTTCGCCGCCCTGTCCCTCGCATCAGCGAACGCGGCGCTTATGGTATCCAGCATAATCGGCTGCCCAGCCTTGGCGCGACTGATCGTGCGGTGATGGTGGATCAGGTAGCGGGAAAGAACCCTCCCTCGGCATGATCTGATCACTGAGGCCAGATCGAGACCAAGGACAGCCAGCCCAATCGACGTGCTTATACGAAGGCGCATGCCCGTCTTCGACTGAACAACCTGCAGGTATCCGTCCTGCTCGTCCTTGAACTGCATTGCTGCAAGATCCTCCCGCCTCTGGCCGGTAATAACCGCCAGCTCCATGGCTCGTTTCAACCAGGGCTGTTTCGCCTCGGCATAGATCAGACGCCATGTCTCCAGAGTCAGGCGCTCGCGCTTGATTTTCACCCGCGCCGCCTTCGTCACATCCACCGGGTTTTTGTCAGTCCAGCCGGCCGCCATCGACTCCATGAAAACATCCCGCAGAAGGGATCGCATGGCTCGGGCCATTTGTGCTTTCCCTTCCTTCGCCATCTCCGAGAAGTAACCGGCCACATCAATGGTCCCGATATCCCGGATGTCCATCGTTCCGAACCTGGCGCGCAGACGTTTCAGGCGCATCCGAGTATTACGGACACTGGCCGCCGCCAGGCCGCGCTCGGCGTAGATCTTTTCGTACTCGATGAGCCAGTCGTCAAATAGCCGCGGCGGACGTGATGGCTCAGAATTGAGCCTGTCGGCGATAGTCGGCTGAAGCGCTTCTGTGTGGTTTGCTTCGATCGCTTCCCGAATCGCGCGAGCCTTGTCCTTGCCCAGGCCGAACATCCGGCCGCTTACTGGATCTCGATAGGCGTAATAGGTTACGCCTGACCGAGAATCCGTCTTCTTGTACAGGTTTGGGGGGAGGTCTTTTGACCCCTCTTTACGCGGCCTTGGTGCCATGGCGTGCGCTCTTAATGCGGGATATCAGACTGTCGCCAGGTGCGGAGCGTTTGGCGGGCTCTTGACTGCTGTACTCCGCATCCGGGCTCACGTAGTAGCTTCGACCATGCTTTACGGGTGCAGGGATAATACAGCCATCCCTTGCCCACCTGCGGAGGGTGTTGATACTCGGCGGCGTCCTGAAGTGCTCAGCCGCCCATTCTTCTAGGGTTACGAGTTTCATTGGACAATACCTCCCCGCCCTGCTGGCGCTGGTCGGGAAAATGGTTTTCGGGGACTGGCAGCCTATTCGGCTACCGGCGAACTAGAACGAGCAGCCCCATTGCAGGGCCGCGAATGATGGCGCTAGCTCGATCACTGCGTGTAGCGCGACCAGGCTGGCGCCGATGACGGCTACTGCCGCAAGTCTGGATAGGGCTTTCTTCATTGGGGCTCCGGATCAGTCGCCCGCGGCTTTCGAGATCAGGTGCATGAGCATTTCGCGCAGCACCTCGCGGTCCAGCACTTCGCGAGACCGCGCATACTCGTCTGCCTGGCGTAACACAGCCTCTATCTCGATGTTGAACATCGGCGAGATCACGTCTGGCTCGCACTGCTCCATCAGAAGCTCAATGGCGCGTGTAGGATGGGCCATAGCTACGCCGAGCCAGTTGTAAGCTGACGCGGTGCGGTAGTAGCGGAGGCCTGCCAGTTCATGCCGGCGCGGCGGGCGGAATTGTGGGGGCTGGTAGGGCATATGCAATCCAGGTAGGTTGAGCCTACATTTTCCAGATTGCTGTATATGCGTACAGCGGTTGGCGATGGGTGGCTATGCCTGCTCCGACAGGTACTGCAACTCCCAGGTCGGGTGGAACTTCCTTGGCTTTCTTTCGCCGTCGAGCTTGATCATGAGGTGGGCGCCCTTGGCGCTTGTGATTGTCCCTCGCTCTTCGGTGCCGCGCCCTCGGTAAATGACTTGGCCGCCGCGCTTGCATGGAACGGCATAGGCCTTGCGGATGAACTCCATGCTCATTGCTTCCCTCCCTCCTGCCCGCTCAGCAGGGCGCGGAGTTCTTCCCATGCCTCTTCAGCGCCCGGCGTCTGCGACATGGCGCAGCATGCCCAGCGATCAATGGAGCGCTCCAGGACTTCCCGCGGAACCACCCTTGCGCGCAGTTTCGCGACTTCCTCCCTGAGCGCCTGGGCCTCGGCGGCGAGGGCGTCGTAGTCGGAGGCCTTCACCCACGCTCCTCCGGGGTTCTCAATGTGCGCACAGTCATCAACGTGAGCATGGTTCACGTGGTCGAACCGCTTCCCCTCACTCATGACCTACCTCCTTGCCGGGCGCGGCGGCGAGCAGGCGGCGCAATGCAGCAGCCACGTCCTCGTAAGTCGGGCAGTCGTCCTCGCCCCACATGCCACGGATATCGATGATTACCGCTTCGACTTGTGATGGGGCGTCGTAATACCACCCCTCCGGCACGCTGTGCTGAGCCTGGGCGGCATCCTCGGACGCCTTCACGCATGACTTGATCGAGGCCAGCAGGTAGGACCATGCGAAACCGCGTTCCTGGGACGGGCGCAAGCCGAGCGCACGCGCTACGTCATCGCGACACTGCTTGTCCAGCTCCGCGACCCTGGCCAGGGCGGCGTCGCGCTCGCTCTCCAGTACGCTGATTGCCGTGGTGACGTTCATGTAGCCCTTGCCGGTGACCAGCGCCCAGACTTCGTCGTACAGCTCGGCTTTGTAGCGCAGCGACCCGTCGCCGGAAGGGCAGGTACAGGTGGCGTCGGGGCTCGCTCCATGTAGCCCCGACGCCTGGCTCAATGAGGATTTTTTCTGAGAGCCGGCTCGGATGTTCTCACCAGTATCGGTGGCGCTGGTAGAGCGAATCTGGTCCATCTGAATTTTCGATGCGGTCATGGGATTTTTCTCCAGGCCTCGGTATTGGCGAGGTCAGAAACGGTTATCAGTCGGCGCCGTCGCTCGATGTTTTCGAGTTGCAGGACATTGCCCAGGCTGTCGATGACGACCCAGTGAATTCCTGTTGGTAGGTGGAGGTAGCGGGCTGGCGCGGGGGAGCACAGGGCGTTTATGCGGCGGACTGCGGGGCTTTCGTCGAATGGCATGATGGGCATGCTCCGTATGGGGGTGCCGTGTAGCAGTACTCACCGCTGGCGCCCTGGTCTGCGTCGTTTGCGATCTCGTTCAGTTGTCGCGCGAGCTGGCGCAGTTGAGAGGAGGAGAGCAGGGCGCCGAGGCGGGGGAGGCCGTTGACCTCGGCCAGACGCTGGCCATCCTCGCCGTCGATGAACATGGCGGTCAGGTTGAGGGTGTTCACGGCGCCACCCGCTTGAACTCGATGACCCAGACCCAGGGGTTGGCCTGCCAGGCGCCGGCTCCGTTCAACTGCTCCCAGAGGAAGCCGAATGCGCCCTTGGCGGTATCGCCCCAGCAGCCAATGTCCGAGCATGCCTGCCGAGCGTGGTCGCATGGCTCGCCGCGCACTCCCTCTGCCAACGCCTGCTCTTCGCTGATGTCCTGCAGGCGCTCGACGCGAACAGCGGTGATCTCCAGCAGGATGCGGCTTGAGTGCCTGCGCATGTGGATGCTTGGCTTCCACTTAACTGGGTACTCGCGCCCCTCAGACGACCTGCAATAGATGGCGTCCGGGTTGGTAGCGCGGTAAACAATGAACTCGCCCGCGCCCCCGCCGTAGCTCCGAACCTGCAAGCCCCAGGTCTCACGCACCCACAGCCGATCGCCTGGCTGGCCGAAGGGGCAGCGCGTCGACAGGGCCTCTCGTTCTCGTAGCGCGACCTCGTTGCCATGAATTGCCGCGTCGATGGCGTAGAACCCGGTGTCTTTTACGGCGCGCCGGGTGACCGTCTTCCGGCCTTCCAGGATGGCTCTGACCATCTGGTCGTTGAACAGGATTGGCCGCTCCCGCGGCTTTTCTGCGGACATAGGGAATACCTCTCGCCTGCTGGCGACGAATAGGGATTGAGGTTGTGTTGGTCGTGATGGGCTTGGAAAAAACCCAAGAGGATCGGGAAAGGTCGTGACAGCAAGATTGGCCCTACACAAACAACCTGGTGCCATCCAAATGAAGAAGCTCGACCATCAGCTTTTCCGGGCCTACTTGCTGCTCTCGATCCTCGGCAAGGTGGTAACGATATGGGTCAAGATCCACCCATTTATGGTCACGCCCGCCCTCAGTTGCTGAGGGCTTGCTTGGCGATCTGGAGCACGTCCATGCCGATTCCGCCGGTAGAGACGTCGGTGAGCGCTGCGATCTGCTCGAGGGCTTTACGTGCGGTTGCCAGTTGATCCTCCGGGGAGAGGTATGCCGGCATGCCTGCTAGGCGGCGGCACACGAACGGATCGTTGTCGCTTGGTATCGAGCAGCAGGTGAATTGGATTGCGCGGCACTTGCAGACGAAGTCGGGCGCAGGGAGTGCCTCGGCGTCGACGACGTGCATGCCGAGTGTGATAGCCAGACCGCGCTCTATGTTCGCCCCGCGAGACCGCTCCCAGCCGGGGAGCAACGCGAGAATGTCGCAGTCCATGAGCCGCTTGATCCCGTCGCGCATGAACGTCTCCCACGGCGCGCCACGGTAGACCATGTTGACGGCCGGATTCTCGACGATATAGCCGAGGGCTCTGATCCGCTTCTCCTCGGCGTTGAACGCGGGGTAGTTGAAATCGGGCAGGCCCGTCATCGGACCCGCAAGATAGACGCGATGCATCATGAGAGTTTCTCCAGATGAGCTTTAAGGCGTCGTCCGATCCAGCGCACGACGGGGACCGCCTTGCTGTTGCCGATGGCCTTGTAGCGCGGGCCGTCAGGGCATTCTTCTGCGGGCTTCCCACGCCAGGGGATCAGCGTGTAGTCGTCGGGGAATCCCTGTAGGCGCTCGCATTCGCGTGGGGTTAGGCGACGGACGCCAGTTGCGTTCTGTACCGCAACCTGTCCGCCGGCATTGGCGTGGCTCTCACCGTGGCCCATGGCGCGTAGCGTTGGCGAAACGTCGCCGGCATCGGCACCGTAGTCTTTACAACTGAAGGCGCTGGGCGGCTGACTCGATGCCGGCAGGGTGTGGCACAGACCTGGAGTGGGTTGGCTACGGTTTGTCGCGCTGGTGATCTGGTTCGGGTCGAATACGGCATTTTCCTGGCCGTGGTTCCTGCCCAGCGTGTGGGCGCAATCTTGAACGACGTCAGGATCTTGCGTGCCATGTACGACCAGCAGGCCGGACTCGGCGTCCTGTTGTGTCGCGCTGCCGGCCGCCTTCCCGTTCGCCTGGAGCGTGCCTGCGATCAGGTTCACTGGCACGCAGTCATTACCTGCAGGGATACCCCCGCTCTTTCCGTACTGCGCGGTGAGCGTAGCGGCTACGGTCGGGATATCAGCAACTACGAAGGTTTCGGCGTCGAGGTCATAGCGTCCACCAGGATGCGCAGTGATCGCAGTGCTCACGTCGGTGGGGTTGCAGTTTTTCCCTCCGCCGAATGCCTTGGCTGTGGACCCCCAGTCTTCCGCCCATCTGGAGTCCGGGCCGAAGCTTCCAGGGCGGCCAGCAGTGCTGCAGGTAACTTCTTTCCCCTGGCCTCGGCTCGGCGGAGAATCCCTGCGCAGGCCTTCGCGCTCAAAAAGTACTTCGCATGGATCGAACCCTGCTCGAGCACTTGCGATAACGAACACACGGCGACGTCGTTGGGCCAGGCCGAAATATTGGGCATCCAGAACCCTCCACGCGGCTGTTCGCTTGGGTCCATACACACAACCAGCGTCCTTCCATTTGCCCCCTGGCGGCTGGAGTTCTTCGGATTCGCCCACCAGGGCGCCGAGGAAGCAGCCGAAGGCGTTGTCCTTGCTGGATAGGACGCCTGGAACGTTCTCCCACCATGCGATGCACTCGGGCTCACTGCGGCGGGTTCTAACAAGGTCAATTGCATCGATGGTCTCCACGAACTTGATGGTCAGGGCGCCGCGCGGGTCGGTCAGGCCTTCGCGCCAACCTGCGACGCTGAAGGCTTGGCATGGAGTCCCGGCAATAGCCAATGGGGGAGCCTCGATCGCCCCTGTGAGGATGCGTCGGATGAGCTTTGTCATGTCCCCATGGTTTGGAACGCTGGGGTAGTGGTGAGCCAGCACGGCAGATGGGAATGGTTCGATCTCGGCGAACCAGCGTGCTCGGAACCCGATTGGCTCCAGGGCAACGCTAGGCGCCTCGATGCCGCTGCACATGGTGCAGAAGTCGAGTTCCTGGTGATGGTTCATCTTGATCTCTGGACGAGTAGAGCCGCGCCGGCCGGGGGGCTAGCGTCGGTGATCTGGTGGTGGGTTACTGTTCGTCGTCGGCGGCGGAGAGTCCGGCGGCGTGTAGTTGTCGCGACACGTTTTCGCTTGGCGTGTATTCGTGTCGCGACACAACGAGAAGAGGCAGGAGATCGGAATCGGGTAGGCCGGCGGCGTTGAGGAGCAGCGTCGAGAACGCTTCTCGCCAGTCATCGAAATCGCCGACCGCCTGCAGGCGCTCGAACGCGGCGTCGATCGCCGGCGGGGAGGGTAGCTTGCGCTCGGGGATGCCTGCCTCTCGCTGTCGCTGGCGCTTTTCACGCTGGCGCTGGGCGTTGGTCTTGGCCATCAGCCCTCCAGAATTTTTATTGCTGACCTGACTGCATGCAGTGCGTCGTCTACCTTCTCTGGCTCTGACTGCACTAGGGCTTCGAGTACGGCGAGGGCGTCGCGGCACTTTGCCCGCTCAACCTCAAGGTCGTCGTCTGCCTCTTCTTTCCCTTCTTCCAGCTCCCTGGCGTATTCCTCAAGCTCGCTTAGCTCATCGACTATATGCAGGTCGCCCGTTGCGAGCCGTCTTGCCAGCTCGTCGGCCGCCCCTGAATCGAACTGCGAGTAGTGCAGCAGTTCGTCATCCTTCAGCGCATTGATTGGCAGGCTCATGCTGCGATCCTCGATTGTCGCCGCCTGGCTTGGGCTGCTGCCCTGCATGCGCGGCATTCGTTGTGGAAGTGGCATCTGGTGGAGATGAAGGAGAAGAACTCTTCATCTTGTGGCCACCACTGCAGGCAGCCGGGGCAAAGCTTCTCGACGCCGAGGTCAGTCGTTCGGGTAGTCAGCTCTCGCCATGGCTTCCTGAGCAGGGCCTGGCGTTTGCTGATCACCATTCGGCTCCGGTCAGAAGATGTAGGTTTGTTGGCTTGGGGCGCTGGCGCGGTAGGAAGCTGTTCTCGGCTTGGCCTCCTGAGCTGGTGGCGCGGCGGCGGACGGAGGCGTCCTGGGTGGCTGTTGCCGAACAGCCGCAGGGAGCGTGAACACCAGCACGATGAAGCCCAGGGCTGCACCGATGCCGCCGGTTCGAATTGCTCTGCGCCTGGTCACTTGGCGGCCTGCTGGCGCTTCAAGTGCTCTGCGTAGGCGCATGCTTCGTTGTGATTCCGGCGGAATCCGCGCACCGCGCCAGTAGCGGTCTCGACGATGTGGAAGAATCCGCGACCCTGGGGCACTACCCGAAATGGTTCCGCAACAGCAGGAGCCATGAGCCGCTGAACGAACGCCAGGCGGGCGAGGGCGGTCTGGGAGAGCAGGCCGGAGAGGACTTCGGGTTGTTCCTGATGCTTGAGCATTGTGGATCTCCTACGCGTTGATGGTGATTTCGTCGATCCGGCGAACGGTGCGGGCTTCGGTGATTCGCCGCTCGTTGCTCGGCCTGCGGTTCCGGTTCATGTGGTCGTCATCGATCAGCGGGTGGCCGGCGACGAGGAATGCGAGCAAGACGACGGCAGGCGAGATGATTCCGCGTCGGAACGCCTCAAGCACCAGTCCGCGCACGCTGCGCACGCCGAGCTTGAATTTCGCGTCGTCGAGACGTTTCTCGACAGTCCCTGGGGCGATACCCATGCGCCGCGCGACTTCCTTTGCGGTCAGTTCGCTGGCGCTCCAGGCGGTCGCTTCGAGTTCTCTCGGCGCGAGACCAAGGCCGGTGCGGCCGATCCATCCGCCGCAGTTGATGGTTGCGTGCATGGTTGATTCCTTGGCTGCATGGGGCAGCACTCGGCGGCGCGATTGTTTGCCGATGGGCATTGCGTGGAGTGCTGGCGCATGGAGTCGAGAGAGGGGTGGTGCAGGGCGCCCGCCGCCCCGCACCTACTTACAAACCGCCTTATGGTTTGTTCCTGGATATCTGCTACATGGCTGCATCCTCCGGTGGTTACCAGCGATTGGCGCTGGCGCCGTTCTACTATTCACCGAGGGCGTCATCGGCCCTCGCGACCAGTTCAATCAATCGCTCGATGTGGGATGCCCTGGTGGTGAGGGTGATCGCTTCCGGCCCCTCTGCCAGGCCGGCGCGAAGGGCTGTCGGGAACGCCGTGACGATCTCCCGATTGAGCTTCAGCAACTCTTCGAGAATGGCGCGCGGCACGACTGGCTCAGCTACCGCCTTGGGGGTTACTTTGGTTCCGCCCGCTGCAATGACCTTCGCGAGCTTCTGGCCCAGCACCTGGCCGGCCTTCTCGCCGTGCTTCCTGACGACCTTCGCCGCGGTCGTCGCTGCGACTGCGCCGGAGCTGATCAACTGCTGCACATCGGTATTCGCGTTGCCCACGACCAGTACCTGATCGACGTGCTGCCGGGTTTTCCCCATCTTCTGGGCGATCTGTTCGACGGTCCATCCGAACGCAATGAGCCGTTTGTAGCCGTGTGCGAGCTCCAGAGGGGAGAGCTTGCGCCCCTCTTGGGAAGTGATCACGCGGAGCACGCGCTCAGCGTCGTTACCGCCGAACGCAACGATGGGCACCCAAAACTCGCCGTTCGGGTCGCGTGGCAACCGGCCCTCGGCGTCGAGCTTGAGGTAGGCGCGCCGGCGGCGGTGCCCGTCGACAACCCACATGCCGCCGTCTTCGCGCGGCCTCACTTCAAGGGCCGGAACGATGCCGCCCTGGTGCAGGTAGTCGGCCAGATCCGCGATGCTCTGTTCGAGGTCTTCGCCCTCGGCGCGGAGGTTGAAACCGGGCTCTTCGTGAAGGTCTTCGAGGCGAGCCTTCATCGCATCCGCGCGCTTCAGGTCGCCGTCCTTGATCATCTGCTTGAACGATTTGGCCGCCATGAGGCCTCCGTCTGTTGTGATTGCGTGATGCTGTATGGGGGAGTGGTCTGGCCGGTGTCGATCTCCGGCGTAAGGCGCTTCTTAGGCGGCATCGAGCTTGCTTATTCGCTTGAGCCATCCTCATGAGTCAGCCACGTCCCATTGCGCATCGACCTGCGCATTCAGACCACTCTCCGATACAGCCTGGCGATGGGGAGCCAGGTGGATCGGGCCTGCTTTGGGGAGCCCGGCAGGCGCGGGTGATGCCCTGCTACCGGCAGGGCGGCGGGCTACTGATGGAGGACGCCGCGCCCGAACGGCTTGAAGCAGCATGCGCATACAGGAACGCCAGTTTCCTGTTCCAACTCGATGCTGCGTGCGGTGTTGCGGTAAGTGTTCGCAGCGAAGGTCAGGCCGGCGCGCTCAGCCTCATCCGCTGCCTGCAGCCATCCAGCAATCGCTGGGTGCGGGACTGGCTTAGGCGCCAGTTCGATTTCGATCTGCATCGTCTGCCCTCCAGGGCGTGTTGACTTCCTCGATGCCCCTCTTGCGAAGGGCATCTGAGAAATCGGGTCGTCTCGGTCGCTTCTCCTTGTCGGGGTTCGTTCCCACTCCTGCGTTTGCTTCTTTGGTCTATTGGCAGGTGACTTGAGCGACGTCGCGTGCAACGCATGGGCTTGCACGGCTGGACTGTCCGGCCCAGCTCAGGCTGCGTCTTTTGCCTCTCCCAGCGTCTCGCGACGTTGGCGCAGCAGAGGGTTCCCAAATTGTCGAAAGAGCGGTCGGCTCGGTGGCCTCCCTTGAACCAAAAAGGTACATAGGGTGAGCTGAAATTAGTAGCTAAAAGGTACATTGTCAATACCTTGGTTGTACCTTTATGGCTCTTATAGGAATTCTGACTGTTCGGATACTGTATGTATGTACAGTTTATGAGGTGCTTATGGCCAAGAAGCAGAAGCAGCAGGCGTACGAGGTCACGCCGACTGATCGCCTGGGGATGCGGGTGTCCGCGATGATCAATTCACCGAAGGCGCAGGATCTGGGGAAGGTGACGATTCACCGGCTGGACAGTGACCCGGCGGAAGCGTGGGATGCGGTGATGGAGGTGCTGGCTGAGACGGACGGTATCGACCTGGTGTTCAACGACGACGGCACCGTGACACTGAGATGGGATAGGCAGGTACTGGAGGGGTAGGGCGGAAATGAAAAGCCCCGCAGATGCGGGGCCACTGGATAAACCTCTTTCTGTTACGCCCTCATTTTTTCGAGGAACTCCTTCACCGGAGCGGTGCTGGATTCGCTAACAGTTTTCTCGGACGATTCGATTTCATTCAGTCGCTGACAAATGATTTGCTTGATCTCGGACCGAGCAAACCGATTGAGTAGGTCTCGGATCATCGGCTGATAGCCGACTCCGTGATACTCGGCAATTTTCTTGAGATCGTTTACTAATTGCTTTTGTAGGCGAATGGAAATCAGTTGGAGGCCGAGCGCGTCATCCACCTCTTGCTTTGAGCCAGTGGAGACTTGGGCGTGCGCTTCGGTCGTCCCGAGCTCGCCGCTTTCCCACAGTTCAACGTTGCTCATAGCTTCCTCACTCTTTGTCATTTGATTGCAAATTTTCTGTAGATACGTGTTTCTTCAGCACTGGGTTCGTACGCTGTTTTCAGGAAAACCTTGCCATTCTCGAAGACGAAGCAGATCTTTAGGGCCCTGCCAGCGTTTGTTTCGGCTACGAACCATTTCGTTACAGGGTCTGTCTTGTGATCCTCTCGCAGGTCGATCAGGTGTTCACCCTCGCAGTTCTCGAAGCATTGCTCGATTTCTCTGCGGCTCACGCCACCATGCTTTTCCTGAAGCTTCCTCTCGATGGCGTCCGAAATGATCAGATTTTCCAAGCGCGGTTACCATTTGACTTTGTATATACAGATGATAGGCCGCTCTGGGAGGTAGATCAATCCCTCTGTATATACAGACAGCTAGGCAGAAAAATGGTTCGGCTGGGAGCAGTCAGTGTCGCCGCCGGCGCATCACCGACCACCAGAACACCCACCCGATCACGCTGATGTCGCCGGCACGCATCTGGTCCCTGGTGTACTCCTCATCGGGGTACTCGTCCCGGTTGTAGCTGCGCAACCGGATGCCGCCGCCAGGCAGTCGATAGACGAATTTCACCCGCAGCAGGTCGTCATGCTTCAGGGCGTAGATCTCGCCGTCCACGATCGTGTTGACCGAGAGGTCGACGCCGATGATCGAGCCGTCTGCAATAAGCGGCTCCATGCTGTTGCCTGTGACGTTCACGCAGACGGAGGTGCTCTTGTCGACGGCAGCCTCGCGCAGAGTTGCCTTCGGGAATCGAATCTTGCGCTTGGCCAGTTCGAGGTCAGGCACTCGCCCACCGCCCGCCGCTATCTCGACCTCATCGAAGTATGGGATTTCAACCTCGTCCGGCGCGATCGGGTCTCCGTCTGACCACGCTGATAGGGGCTCCAGATTTTCGGCGGTCGGCTCAGCCACCCGCTGGTGTTGTTCCGGGGTGTGCTGAATGTCGAGCCAGCCGCGCGGCATATTGAATTTCTCCTCAATGTGCCTGGCCAGCTTGTTGCCGATGTTCTTGGTGGGGTTCGAGCCAATCAAGCGGCTCACCTGGGTTGGCTCGCGATCTATGCGAGCAGCGAATGCGACTGTGCCGCCTTCCTTTTCGGCCAGTGTTAGCGCGTTCGCACGGCGGATTGTCGTGATATCGATCATCTATCCATTTCATCATCTGTACCTAAAAAGTACAGAACCTTGACGGTACACAACCTTTTCACCATGATTGTACCAAGGAGGTACATTTATGGCCGTCGAGACACCCCAAAGCACCCACGCAGAAGCGCTTCGGGCCTTCTGGAAGTCGCTCAGCATCCAAGAGCGTGATGACGCTGCGAAGGCGCTCAGCACGAGCGTTGCGTACCTCAGGCAGGTTCTGGCTTGCGGCCGGACTCCAGGGGCGGCGCTGGCGCGCGATCTTGAGCGCTTCTTTGACGCTCGCATCACTCGCCACCAGCTCCGCCCAGACCTCTACGACGCGCCAGCAAGGCCTCGGGGGCGGAGTGCGGCATAGCACGTAGCAGATGTTACGGAGAGGGGGCTGGCGCTGCGTAGTCGGCTGCGACCCCTGTTCAGGCATCCAGTAGAGCAGACAGTAAAAAGCCCGGGGGCAACCGGGCTTTCTGAGGAGGCACCGGAAGGCGGTGCCGAACATCCAACGGAGACGAATATGTCACAAGTTGCAGTCATCCAACAAGGCCCGGTCCTGACGATGAGCAGTCGTGAGATTGCGGATCTGACCGGCAAGAAGCACAAGAACGTCTTGAGGGATATTCGGGAGATGCTGGAGGCGTTGAGGAGGGATGGCTCAGATTTGAGCCATGTCCGGGAAGACCTCGACTCCCGCGGATACACCGAGAATTTCCACCTCGACCGAGACCTGACCGAGACCCTCATCTCTGGTTACAGCGTCCCCCTTCGGTACCGGGTGATTCGACGACTCCACGAACTGGAGTCCAGCCAGGTTCCGAGCATCCCAACCAGTTTGCCGGAAGCGCTCAGGCTCGCCGCCGACCAGGCCGAACAGAACCAGGCGCTGCGATTGGTCATCAACGAGCAGGCACCTAAGGTCCAGGCCTTGGAGCGACTCAGCGGCGCAGCCGGAACGATGTGCATCACGGATGCTGCCAAGCACCTGAAGGTCAGCCCCGCCCGGCTCTTCGACTGGCTCCAGCAGAACCGATGGATCTACCGCCGGAGCGGCTCTGCTCGCTGGATCGGCTATCAGCCACGAATCCAGGACGGCTGGATCATGCACAAGGTGACGGTTCTCGGTCGTGACGATCAGAGCGACGAGCGTGCGGCGAGCCAGGTACGCATCACTGCCAAGGGGCTGTCGGTGCTGGCGCGGAAGATCGAGGAGGGCAAGCTGTGATCCTCGATAGTGTGTCGCGACACGAAATCACGAATCAAGAAAATGTGTCGCCGGAGGTGAGCCAGTGAGCACGATCATCATGTCGGCCTGCTGGCCTCTCCAGGGCATGAGCCCCGCACAGAAGGCGGTACTGATCTCGCTGGCAGACCAGGCGAACGACCAGGGCGTGTGCTGGCCGGCGGTTGACAGCATAGCGATGCGTTGCTGCCTGTCGAAGCGTGCGGTACAGCAGGCCATCAAGTGGCTGCGTGGCGCAGGGATTGTGAGCGTAGAGGAGCGCCAGGGCAGGTCGACCATGTACTCGGTGACCCCCGCAGCATATGCACCCCCGCAGGAAATGCACCCCAGCAGCATATGCACCCCCGCAGCAAATGCACCCACCCCCGCAGATGCTGCACCCCCACCCCCGCAGGATCTGCACCCCACCCCCGCAGATGCTGCACCCAGAACCGTAATAGAACCTACAAGGGAACCATCAGGAGAACCGTCACCTTTGCCGACCCGTTCCGGGCCGGCGGCTGGCGAAGCGCTGCAGGAGGCTTGCCGGAGTGTGTGGGCAGCGTACCGGGCCGCCTACGAGGCGCGCTGGAGTGTTCAGCCGGTGCGGAATGCAAAGGTCAATTCCCAGGTGAAGCAACTGGTGGCCGCCCTCGGCGGCGAGGCTCCGGCGGTGGCGGCGTTCTTCGTCGGGCTGGATGACAAGTTCCTGGTCGACAGTTGCCATGAGTTCGGGTTGCTACTGGCCAAGGCTGGCGCTTACCGGACGAAGTGGGCGACAGCCGGTTCCGCGCCGTCGACCGATTGGACTGATCAGGTGCAGCTATGACCCGCAGGCAGTTCGAACCGCAATCGGTCGGTGCTGTGCTGGCGCATGTGAATCAGGACGCGGGTCTGCGCCCCTTGTCCCAGCCGGCGGTGAAGGTCGATCCCCAGACGAGGGGCGAGGTCGACCGGTTGTTCTTGCGGATCAAGGCGATCTGCCCTGGATGGCGAAGTTCCTGGCCCAACGATGAGGTCGAGAACGCTGCGAAGGCGGAGTGGCTGGCAGAGATCGTCCGGCAACAGGTTACGCGCCGCGAGCAACTGCAGGCCGGGGTAAGAGCGTTGAGCGCGCAGGCCAGGCCGCTTGTTCCGTCTGCCGGCCAGTTCTGTGCCTGGTGCTGGGCTCCTGAGGTCTTCGGCCTGCCATCCCTCGATGACGCATATCGCGAGGCGCTGGCCAACACCCACCCGGCAATGGTCGGAGCCGCGAAATGGAGTTGCCCAGCAGTGTACTGGGCTGCCGCTGGCGCTGGATTCAGCCGGCTGCAGGCTCTGGCAAGAAAGGATGGGCTGGCGGCGCTGGAGATCTCGTACCGACAGATCATCAAGAAGCTGGCGCGCGGCGAGGCGCTCGGGAAGGTTCCGGAGGGAGAGGTCACCCACCAGAAGCCGCGAACCCAATCCGTTGGAATTGCTGCGCTTGCGCAGCTTCGAAAGCAACTCAAAGGAGGAGATCGCTCATGAAGTGGAGCGTACTCAACGACTATCTGATGGTTAGCGACACCCAGCCGCCCTACAAGGTCTGCAAGCTCCTGGTCGCCGGCGAGGCTCACTACCGGGCCAGCGTACAGGGTGAATTCATTTGCACCCCGGTTGCGACTGCGAAGGAGGCGTGCGGTGTTTGCGAACGCCATCACCAGATCACCTATCCGCGGGAGGTGGCATGACGTTATCGGCGCGGAAGCCCAGGCCGAAGAAGTGCGCAGTGTCGACGTGCCGCGCGCCCTTCGTCCCGGTGAAGTCGTTTCAGACGTGGTGCAGCCCAGAGTGCGGAATCGTCATCGCTCGGCAGAAGCAGGAGAAGGAGCGCAAGTCGATCCAGCAACGCGAGCGCCGCGAGGTCAAGGTTCGGAAAGAGAAGTTGAAGAGTCGTGCAGACCACTTGAGGGAGGCCCAGGCCGCATTCAACGAGTTCATCCGCTGGCGCGACTGGGACCGCCCCTGCATCAGTTGTGGGCGCTTTCATGACGGGCAGTATCACGCCGGGCATTACCGCTCCGTAGGCTCCCATCCCGAGTTGAGGTTCGACGAGGACAACGTCCACAAGCAATGCGCCCCATGCAACAACCACAAGTCGGGGGACGTCGTGAACTACCGGATCAACCTGGTGGCGAAGATCGGCGCTGCGGCTGTAGCGCGCCTGGAGGGGCCGCATGACGCAAGGAAGTGGACTGTGGAAGAGATCAAGGCAATCAAGGCCCTGTATCGAGCCAAGGCCAGGGACGCGAAGAGGGCTGCAGCATGAAGAAGCATGGTCCGGATCTTACGAACAAACCGCGTCACTTGGTTCCGTGCCCGGCATGCAATGGCCAGGGTCAGCGCCGGGGAGTGTTCTACGACATTGATTGCGACGCGTGCGGTGCCGCTGGCTTCGTTGATGGGGTGACGGGGCTGGCGCTGGAGCAGCGGGATGCGGTGGTGCAACTGCGGATGTGGGTTAAGCGGTTGCTTGAAGAGCAGCGACGCCAGGCGAGCAGGCTGGCGCGAGAAGAGAACAACCGGAAGGGCGCTGGCGGCGCTCACTTTCGAGGGGATTGACCAGCCATTGGCGCTACGCGCGCTGGAGGAGAGGACGATGATTTACGAAAGCGTTTCAAGTGCGGTCGTTTCGGCGCTGGCAGCAGACTGCATCGACAACACAAGCAAGCAGGCATGGCAAAAGCTCTATCAGGCCGGCGAGCCTGGTCGTCGTGGCGGGGTGATGGTATCCGCTGATCTCAGGCAGCAAATCGATTGCTGGGTGCATGCTCGATTGCATGACCAGCTCATTCCGCGCCACTGGGCGGCGCTGGTGGCGAAGTACAGCACTCACCAGGCTAAGAAAGTTCAGGCGATCTCTCTTCTGCGGTCGGTGGTCGCAACGCCGGCTCCTGCTCTTTTCCTCTACAAGGCTATAACGACTTGGGCGATTCCGAAACTGAAGGGTGTCCAGCCGGCGCTGCGGAAAACCGTCTCTGTCGAAATCCCAGTGGACGGATCACCAGAAGAGCAGGCCAGGGCCGTGCGCGCCGCGCTGGAGGCAGAGCGAGTGAAGCGGAAGCGCCTTATGGCTCGATCGTCTGGAATGATCGTCCTGCCGGATGAGTTCTACGACATGAACACATGGGATCTCGATGGGAAACCCGAGTCGACTCGGCGTGAGTGGCGCAGGAAGATTCATCGCGTTCTCGACGAAATGGTCGACGAGGCGCTGGTGGCGGCCGAGCAGATTCTCAACGCGGAGGGCTTGCTGGCCAAGGATGCGGCATAGGGCTTGACTTGCTGTCATCACTCCATCAGTATTTATCCCATCCTGCCGATCTTGCGCGTTTTGAGGATCGAGCAACAAAGAGCCCAGCCTTCGAGCTGGGCTTTTTCGTTCACTACTTTACTTCTACTGAGTAGAACGTTACTGGCAAGTGAATTCGCCCCTGCGATTCGAAAGGTGCTTCGCCAGGCCTATCATCATCTACCGATATGCTGAGGTGACAGTGGGAGGCGAGTCGATGAGCCTCAATCCCTTTGATTGTTTGCCGCTGGGGGGATGTCTGGCTTGGAAGGCTTAACCATCCACGATAATTTCCAGCTTCGTCTTTGCAGGATGCGCTCAGTTCGCACCATGCCTCTGATAAGACCACCGTAGTGTCACGCTCGAGGTAAAGTTTCACCTCGTCAAACCTGACCTCAACTGATTGACGAAGCCGGATGCCAAGTGCCAGTAGGGCGCTCTCCACGGCGTCCATTTTTGTGTGGTGCAAGAAGTCCACCAGGCGATCGCCCTGGGTTTGGGCGATGCCCAGGAGCCTGCACAGGTCGGACTTGCGCATTCCGCGCTTCATCATCTCGTTCCACAGCGCGATCTTCGCCACCGTGACGGCTGGCAGGTGGACGACATGCTCGCCCTCCTCTGGTGGAGTGGCTTCCGGGATCGATTTTCGCGCGTCAATGTAGAGCGACAGGGTCGTCCCGATGGCGTCAAGCGCCTCGCTGATTGCATGGGTCTTATCGTCGCCGTAGCTGTTCAGTTCCGGCAAGTCTCTGCAGAAAACGGCAACGCCAGGAGCGCTATCGTCCTGTTCGAAACGGATTGCATAGTCGTACATGGTCACTCCTCCGGGGTGATCGTTCAGCGCTTGCAGGCGAGGGGGCTCATTTGAGCCCCAGTTGCTTGATGATCGCCTTGCGGGTCGGTTCTGGCATTTCCTTAGCTCCGTGGTCCGCGAAGGTGGTCTGTTTGCCGTTCGGGGCGGTGATCTTGAAGTGGCTTCCCTTGCCGGCTTCGAAGGTCACCCCTTGGGCCTTCAACCATCGTCTGAATTCGCTGAACTTCATCACCTCGTCTCTGTTGTTTGGATGTGTCCATTATACAACAAATTTGTTGTGATACAACAAAAATGTAGTATTCGAGATGCTACTTTTTCTCGCTCCAGGCTAACGACCTGACAAAACTGTCGGCTTCTTGTGAAGCCGATCATGCAGGTTTGGAAACGCTAATGTGCCTAAGCGGTCCCGGTGCTACAGTTGCGCTATCTAGGGAGGTAGTTGGAATGGGCTCCAAGGCGCGCGGTTTTACCCTCATCGAACTGATGGTCATTGTGGTGCTTCTTGCCATATTGGCGTTCATGGCGATCCCCAGCTTTAAAGCTATGCAAGAGGGCAACAATCACCTTGCGGGGAAAGAGGTTTTTCAAAAGCATCTGGAATTTGCGCGAGCGTACGCAATGTCCAGCAAATCAACTGTTGAAGTTTGTGCTGAAAGCGGTGGATGGACTGACGGTTATGTTGTACGAAAAGCATCCGACAAGTCGGTATTGCTGAAGGAAAGCCGGTATAAGCACATTCACGCAGTAGGTGCTTGGAAGTCGTCTGTCGAGTCAGGGTGCGTTCGATTCGTATCGAATGGGACCGCGCCGGAAGCTCCTGCTGCAACGGGCAAGGTTTACGATTCGGGCTTTTATGGAGGCGAGAGCCTTGATAAGGCTGCGTGGAGGATTACCTTCAAGCCATCTGGCTGGAGTTGTCAGGAAAAAGATCCCAAAGAGCCGGCCTGCGCTGTAAAGCCCAGCTAGCAGAGATAGGATGAAAGGCCACAAGCCCCGCTATAGCGGGGCTTTTTGTTTCCACCTTCTTGCAGGTGGCGCATTGCGCTGCGGGGCGCGCGGCCCCCTTGAAAGGCCGTACCTGCACCCATTCCCGGCCCAGCCCTCGCGCTGGGCTTTTTCATTTCCGCCCCGCCGAGGGGATTCGAGACCATGAAAATGCCCGACAAAGACCCTTCATTCTGGGCCACGGTACTGCTCGCGCTGCGCGAGCAAGGGCTGGCGATGGGGCTTGCCTTCATCCTTACCTGGCTCCGCACCCAGTACGAGGGGAAGGAGCCGAGCATTGTTCGGCAACTGATCGAGGCGGCCCTTGGCGCGATGCTGGTCATGGTTGTCGGTCTCACCGCCAAAGAGTTCGGCTGGAGCCCTGCCTGGCAGTTCTTCGCCGCCGGCTTCGTTGGTGTCCTCGGGGTAAGCACTGTGCAGAAGCTGGGCGCACGTTGGGCGGAAAGGAAGGTGGGCTGATGAAGATCACCGCCGATCAACTCGACCGCGCTACCGGCTGCGGTGCTGCTACTGCCTCGACCTGGGTCGAACACATCAACGGCGCCATGGCTCGGTTCGAGATCAACACGCCCGAGCGCGTGGCGATGTTCCTGGCTCAGGTCGGGCACGAAAGCCAGAGCCTCAAGCGCCTGGTGGAGAATCTGAACTACTCCGCAGAGGGGCTGCTCAAGACCTGGCCGAAGCGGTTCGCCCCGGTAGAGGCTCGCCAGTATGCCCGCCAGCCCGAGCGCATCGCGAACCGCGTCTATGCCAACAGGATGGGCAATGGGTCGCCGGATACGGGCGATGGGTATCGATACCGCGGCCGTGGCCTGATCATGATTACGGGCCACGACAACTACGCCGAAGCCTCCCGCGCCCTGGCGCTGCCACTGGTGGCGCAACCGGAGTTGCTTGAGCAACGGACCTGGGCTGCCATCGCGTCGGCATGGTGGTGGAAGTCGAGGGGTTTAAACGAACTGGCCGATCAGGGTCGCTTCGAGCGGATCACCCTCAAGATCAACAGTGGCTACAACGGCGCAGACGACCGTGCGGCTCGCCTCGAATGGGCGCGCGCTGCGCTGGCGGGTGCGTGATGAGGTGGGTTCCATGGTTGATCGTCGCGCTCGTTGCGATGGGGATGATGTGGCGGATGGACCGCCTGAGCCTGCAAGTGACCGCAGAGCGGGAGCGTGCTGACGTCGCGGCGCAGGAGCGTGACCGCAACCAGCAACTGATTGACCTACAGGCCGGCGTCCTCGCTGAACAGCAACGCCAACTCGGCCGCGTCGCCGACATCGAACGGCAAACCCGCCAGCTCGGCCAGGCCTTGGAGATACAGGGCACGCGCCACGCTGCGGCGTTACGGGAGTTGAAAGAGAATGACCAGGCTGTTCGCGACTGGCTGCGTGCTGGCATCCCTGCTGGCCTTGGCCGGATGTACGCCCGCCCCGAAACCACTGACCCCAGCGCCTACCACGCAGCAGGCCAAGTGTCCGCTGACGCCGTGTCGGCTCCCAGGCCGCCCTCCGCTGGCGAACGGTGAGGACGCAACCGCGGCGATCGATGCCGTTGAGGCTGCGTTGACAGCGTGCGCGGTACAGGTGCTGGACTGCATCGAGCGACAGGAGTGATCCATGCCGAGACGACCAGCTAAGCCCTGCGCGTACCCAGGATGCAACGTGCTGATCCGGCAAGGTTCGCATTGCGAGAAGCATGCGGTGCTGGCCCAGCAGCAGCGGGAGAAGCACCTGCAGGCCGTTCACGCTCGCTACAACCAGCGTCGGGATGAGTCCGATGGGTTCTACAAGACCGAGCGCTGGAAGCGGCTCGCCGCCCGATATCGAAGGCTGCACCCGATCTGCGAGGAGTGTGACGAAGCTCCGAGCCAGATCACCGACCACATCAAGGCGCGCAAGACTCACCCCGAACTGAGCCTGGTCTGGTCGAACCTGCGCGCCCTGTGTCGGGCGTGCCACAACCGCGTAGGCGAGCGCGTAGGACGGATCGAGAACGGTGCGGATCCTGGCGCCCCGAGGATGCCCCGAATTGGTGCATTGAACCGCCCAGGGGAGGGGGGGGCTGAAAGTTCTGGCGGCCAACCTCCCGAACGACGGGGGGAACCGGATTTACGCGCCCGCGAAATTAAAAAATCAGGAGTTGCCCGATGGCAGGCGTCGCCAGAGTGGCCGGCCGGGGCCGGAAGCCCAAGCCGACAGCCAAGAAGGCGCTCGCCGGAAACCCCGGTAAGCGGGCGCTGAACAAGGACGAACCCAAGTTTTCGGATGTGACCGATATCGATGCGCCGGGCCACCTTCGGCCTCGCGCTGCGGAGATGTGGTCGATGATCGTGCCGGAGTTACTCGGTGCCGGCGTGCTGGCCATTACCGACATGCACAACGTCGAGGCGTTCTGCGTTGCGTACGACAAGTGGCGCATGGCTGAGGAGGAAGTGCAGAGCTCGGGAATCACAGTAACGAGTGCCCAAGGCAGCCCGATGAAGAACCCCGCGCTCACCGCCGCCAACGAAGCGATGCGCCAGATGGTGACGTTTGGCTCGCTGCTCGGCCTGGATCCCTCCAGCCGGACCCGGCTCATCGGAGGCAACAAGACGCCGGAGGCGAATCCCTTCGCTGAACTACTGAGGTAAGCAATGGCAAAGGCCGCCTGCGCTAACGTCGACAAGGCGATGGCTTGGGCGAAGACCGTCCTGAAGGGGAAGGTGCCCGCCTGCCTGTATATCCACCAGGCGATTGAGCGGCACTTCTCCGACCTGAAGAAGAGCCGGAGCCGGGATTATCCGTTCTACTTCGACGCCGAAGCCGCGGAGAAGAAGCTGAAGCTGATCCAGCTTCTTCCCCACACGAAGGGGGAATGGGCGCGCCTCCAACTGACAATATCGCTTGAGGCCTGGCAGTTGTTTGGCCTGGCTGTGACCTTCGGCTGGAAGAAAAAGGCTGATGGCTTTCGCCGGTTCCGTGAAAGCTACTGGGAGGTGCCGCGGAAGAACGGCAAGTCGGTGATCGCCGCTGGCACCGGAATCTCGATGTTCGTCGCGGATGGCGAGTTCGGTGCCGAGGTCTACAGCGGCGCTACCACCGAGAAGCAGGCCTGGGAGGTTTTCCGGCCCGCGCGGTTGATGGTGAAGCGCTCGGAACTGCTGATCGCCGCCGCCGGCATCGAGGTGAATGCCTCGAACATGAACACCCCCGCCGATGGCGGACGGTTCGAACCGATCATCGGTGACCCTGGTGATGGCTCCTCCCCGTCCTGTTCGCTGATCGACGAGTTCCACGAGCACGACAACTCCGGCCAGTACGACACGATGCTGACCGGCATGGGCGCTCGCCGACAACCGCTGATGTTCATCATCACCACGGCCGGCGCGAACATCGAGGGACCGTGCTACGACAAGCGCCGCCAGGCGATCGAGATGTTGTCGGGCGTGGTGCCGGACGACGAACTGTTCGCTTGGATCTGGACCCTCGACGAGGGGGACGACTGGACGGACCCGAAGAACCTTGCCAAGGCGAACCCGAACATTGGTGTATCGGTTTACCGGGAGTATCTGGAGAGCCAGTTGGCTCGCGCCATCCGCTCGGCGCGGTTCACGAACACCTTCAAGACCAAGCACCTGAACATCTGGGTTTCGGCGAAGACTGGCTTCTTCAACATGGCCTTGTGGAAGGCCTGCGAGGACAAGTCGCTCACGCTGGAGCAGTTCGCTGGCGAGGAGTGTGTCCTGGCCTTCGACCTGGCCCGCAAGCTCGACATGAACAGCATGGCGCGGTTGTTCTGGAGGGATATCGACGGCCGGCGGCACTACTACTGCGTGTCGCCTCGCTTCTGGGTGCCAGAGGATCGGGTCTACGACGAAGACAACAAGCGGATGGCCGAGCGGTTCCAGGCCTGGCTCAACACCGGCCACCTGTACGCCACCGCCGGCGCAGAGGTGGACTACCGCGAAATCCTCGCCGAAGCGCTGGAGGCGAACGAGGCTAACCCTGTTCGTGAGAGTCCGATTGACCCGTTCGGCGCGACTGGCATGAGCCACGAACTGGACGACGAAGGGCTGACCCCAGTGGTCATCACCCAGAACTACACCAACATGAGCTCCCCCATGAAGGAGCTCGAAGCGGCTATCGCCTCAGGCCGGTTCCACCACGACGGCAACCCGATCATGACCTGGTGCATAGGGAACGTGATTGGGAAGTTCCTGCCGGGCAATGACGACGTCGTTCGCCCGATCAAGCAAGGCGAGGACAACAAGATCGACGGTGCTGTGGCGCTGATCATGGCGATCGGACGTGTCGTTGCGCAGGAGCCGCCGGAAGAAACCCTCTCCGACCACATCGTGAAACACGGTATCAGGAAGCTCTGATGGGAATTTTGAAGAAGCTGGGCCGATGGTTCGGCAAGGGCTCCGACCCGTTGATCATCGATACGCCCGAAAAGCTGGCGCAGGTGCTGGGTGTCGCGTATGAGACGGAGTCGGGGCAGCGGGTGACCACCACCACCGCGATGCAACAGACCGTGGTTTTCAACTGCGTGCGGGTGCTGGCGGAGTCGATCGGAATGTTGCCCTGTCGTCTGTACAAGCAGACGGAGCGCCAGCGCCTTCCGGCCGTAAGCCATCGGCTGTATGACGTACTGGCGCTGGCGCCCAATGGCTACATGACTGCCCAGGAGTTTTGGGAACTCCTCGTTGCCTGCCTGTGCTTGCGCGGTAACTTCTATGCCTACAAGGTCCAGGCCCTGGGCAACGTGGTAGAGCTGTTGCCGATCAACCCGGAAGCCGTCACTCCGAAGCTCAACGACGACTGGACAGTGGAGTACAAGGTCAATTTCAAGAGTGGACCAAGGACGCTGACTCAGGACGATATATGGCATGTCCGGCTGTTCACCCTTGATGGCCTAAATGGTCTGAACCCCATCGCTTACGCCCGTCAGGCTATCGGCCTGGGGCAGGCAATGGAGCGGCACGCGTCCAAGCTCTTCTCGAATGGTGCCGTAACGTCGGGCGTTCTGAAGACCGACCAGACCCTGACGGATGAAGCTTTCACTCGCCTCTCTGAGCAGTTCCAGAGCGAGCACATGGGCACGGCCAACGCCTACAAACCCATGATTCTGGAGATGGGGCTTGATTGGAAACCGATCAGCCTAAACGCCCAGGACACGCAGTTCATCGAGTCGAGAAAGATGACCGAGGCGCAGTTGTGCGGTCTGTTCCGCGTCCCGCCTCACTTGGTGGCGAACCTCGAGAAGATGACGCTGAACAATATCGAGCACATGGGCATGAGCTTCGTGAACTACTCGCTTGTGCCAATCCTCACGCGCATCGAGGCCCGCATCCGAGTCGGGCTGCTGAGCGAGAAGGACAGAAAATCGCACTTCGGCAAGTTCAATGCCGGCGCGCTGATGAGGGGCGACCTCAACGGGCGATACACCTCATACGGCAAGGGGATCCAGTGGGGGATTCTGAGCCCCAACGACTGCCGCGAACTGGAAGACCTCAACCCCCGTCCTGGCGGCGATATCTACCTGACCCCGACCAACATGACCACCAATCCGGAGGCACTCGATGCTGACAAAACAACGCCTTGATGTGCCGCTGACGCTGAAGGCAGTCAACGATGCCGGCGAGTTCGAGGGCTATGGCTCAGTGTTCGGCGTCGTCGACAGCTACGGCGACGTGGTTGTTCGAGGCGCCTTCGAGGCCTCGCTGGCTCGCTGGAAGGAAAAGGGGCGCTTACCCGCGATGCTTTGGCAGCACGACAGCGCCGAGCCGCTCGGGCCCTACACCGAGATGCGCGAAGACGAAAACGGCTTGTATGTGAAGGGCCGCTTGTTGATCGATGACGACCCTCTCGCGAAGCGCGCTCACGCACACATGAAGGCCGGAAGCCTCTCCGGCCTGTCGATCGGCTACATGCTCGATGACTACGAGTACGACAAGGAGAAGGGCATCTGGCTGCTGAAGGCTATCGACCTCTGGGAGGTATCGCTGGTCACCTTCCCGGCCAACGATGAGGCCCGTATCTCCGATGTGAAAACCCTGCTGGCGCGCGGCGAGACGCCGCCGCCGAGCAAAGTGGAGCGAGCCCTGCGCGAGGTTGGGTTCTCTGGCTCCCAGGCCAAGGCCTTCATGGCCAAAGGCTACAGCGCTGCCTGCCCGCGTGATGCGGATGCTGGCGCCGCGCTCGACTCCCTGAAATCCCTGATTAATCGCATGTGAGGAGAACCCCATGCCCGCTGATATCCAAGATGTAAAACAGGTTGCCGAAGAACTCGGCGCCAAGTTCGACGAGTTCAAGCAGAAGAACGACAAGCGCGTCGAGGCCCTGGAGGCCGAGAAGGGCAAGCTGGTCGAGCAGGTCGAAACCCTCAACGAGAAGTTGGGCCAGTTGGACGACATGAAGTCGGCGCTGGAGAAGGAGTTGGCCGGGATGAAGCGCCCGGATGGCACCGGCACCAAGGCCGCGAGCGAGCACAAGGCCGCCTTCATGCAGTTCGTGCGCAAGGGCATCGATACCGGCCTGGGCGAACTGCAGGCCAAGGCGTTGCAGATCGGCGTCGATGCGGATGGTGGCTACGCTGTCCCGGAGGAACTCGACCGCAACATCATCGAACTGCTGCGCGACGAGTCGCCGATGCGCCAGGTGTGCAACCAGATTTTCGTCGGCACCCCGGACTACAAGCGCCTGGCAAACCTGGGAGGCGCCGGCTCTGGTTGGGTCGGCGAAACTGCTCCACGTCCGGAAACCAGTACCCCGACCCTGGCGCAGATCAGCGCCGTCATGGGTGAGCTCTACGCCAACCCGCAAGCTACCCAGACCAGTCTCGACGATATGTTCTTCGATGTTGAGGGCTGGTTGAACAGCGAAGTCGGCCGGGAATTCTCCGAGAAGGAGGGCGCCGCATTCCTGCTGGGCGATGGCGTCAACAAGCCCAAGGGCCTGTTGGCTTATCCCTTCGCCGCGGCTGGCGACAAGACCCGTCCTTACGGCACTCTGCAGCGCCTGGTAAGTGGCAACGCCGCCGCCTTCAGCGGAGACAACCTCATCGACTTGGTGCAAGCGGTCAAGGCGGGCTATCGCCGTGCTGGCACCTGGATGATGAACAACCTGACGGTTGCCTACGTCCGCAAGCTCAAGGACAGCGAGGGGAACTACCTGTGGCGCCCTGGCCTTGAAGTCGGCCAGCCGTCCAGCCTGCTCGGCTACGGCATTACCGAGAACGAGGACATGCCGGATATCGCGGCAGACGCGAATGCCCTCGCCTTCGGCGACTTCAAGCGGGCCTACACCATCGTGGACCGCATCGGCACCCGCGTTCTGCGCGACCCCTACACCAACAAGCCCTATGTCGGCTTCTACACCACCAAGCGCGTCGGCGGCATGCTCGTCGACTCCCAGGCGGTGAAGGTGCTGACCCTCTCGGCCGCGTAACGTGGGAGGGCCGGCGCTTGCCGGCCCTCCTTGGAGGACACTGCAATGCCCAAGATTCTGGTCGAAAAGGCGTTCCCGTTCTCTCCGGACGGCAACGTGGTCATAACCGTTGACGTCGGCGAGCAGGAGGTTTCCGACCGCTGCGCGCTGGTGGCGGTGGATCACCTAGGGGTCGCCACTCTCGTTGACGGTCCCAGTGGCGGATCTGACCTGAAGAAGCTGACCATGGCGGAACTGAAGGCCCTGCTGACTGCGAAGGGTATCCCCTTCGACAAGGGCGCCAACAAGGAAGCGCTCCTCGCGCTGGTCCCGAACGATGATTGACCTGAGCGTGGCGAAGGAGCATCTGCGGGTTCGCCACTCCCAGGACGATCAGTACATCCAGGGTCTGATCACGGATGCGGTGGAGGCGTTCAACGCTCGGACCAACCGGACCTTGCTGGCTCCGGATGATCCGCTGCCGGACTCCGTCGGAAACTCCATCCGCATGACGGGATCGATCCGCCGCGGCGCGCTGATGCTGATCGCGCACTGGTATTCGAACCGGGAGTCAGCAGTCATCGGAACCATTACGTCGGAGCTTCCGATGGCCACCCAATACCTCTGGGAGCCCTACCGCTGGATGAACTTGCGCTAGGGCAAACCGAAAGGAGAGCAACATGCAGTTCAAAGCGATACAGCCGCTCTATCGGGGCGGCCGCCTGGTCCAGCCTGGCGAGCTGTTCGATACCACGCCCGAGGACGGTGAGCGCCTGGTAGCGAATGGCGAGGCCCTCGACCCGAGGTCGCGCAAAGCCCCTGCGAAATCGCCCAAGGGTTCCACCCAGGCCGAAGAGAAGTAGGGGGTAGCGATGCGTGCAGGACGGCTCGACACGCCGGCGGATCTGCTGGTGCTTGACGAAGACCTGGCGCCGCGATGCATCGACTGGATCTGGTGCGGCATTCAGACCAAGGAAAACGCGGAGCCGCCGTTTCCGGGTGGGCTGCGGAACCCGGCGAAGGTTGAGGTTCGGGCCTGGTGGGACGAGCGCATTCGGCAAGGACGCTACCTGCGCGCCGATGGGCGCCTCTTCCACATCGACAGCGCCCGCGACTTCACTGGTCGTCGGGCCGAACTGGCGATCACCGCAACAGAGCTGATCGGCGAGCCGGCGACATACCGGCCAGATGGCGCGCCGCCGCGAAACTGCCGGGTGTTTCTGAACTACGATGCGCCCTGGCTGGACGAGAACGGGCAGGCGACGGCCTACAAGATTCGCGCCGAGGTTGCGCTGATCGAGACGGGGAGGGTGCAGGTGGGCGATCTGCTTGAGGTGGATCGAGTGCGCTACTACGTCGTCGACTACGCCGACGGCACCGACGATGGCATTGTCCGTGGTCTCTGGCTGGAGCGTGTGCAATGAGGGCGCCGATCAGGTTGGTCGGCGTCGAGCAGGCGCAAGCGCGCCTCCGGGAAGCCGGCCGGCGCGTTGATCCAGTGATGCGCGGCGCGCTGAATACCACGGCGACGCAGACGAGGAAGCAGCGCTACAACGAACCGATGCGGCCCGCGTTCACCAGTGCCTTCACCAACCGCCGGATCGTGATCAAGCGCGCGAGGGCGGGCCGGATGAACGCGAGGCTTATTCCGTCGTCGTCTGGCGTCAACGTCACGGCATACCGGCGCTGGATCTTCGAGCCAATCAACTCGACGCGGGCGAGGATTTATGTCGTCGGCCCGAACGGTCGGAAAGTTGCCGCAGGCTTCGTCAACCCATCGGGGCGGCTGCAGCGGCCGTTGTCTACCCGCAGTCAGCGGGCCAGGACGGCGCGGGGCCGTTCGCCCAATGTCACCAGCTACACCTATCGGCGCGCCCTGCAGGAAGCACAAGGCCCGTCGGTGGCGTACTGGTTCCGGCTGCTGACTACGGCGAAGACCATCCGCTGGACCAATGCGTTTCTGCGCCAAGAGTTCGATCGGCGCATCCGCCGCGAGCTCGAAAAGGCCGTCTGAGGAAAACCAACCATGCGAACGAAAGCGAGCCAGGTCACACGCGACCTGCGGGCCCGCCTGGGCGAGATTCGCCCGGTAAACGGCTACCTGACTGACCTACGGGCAGTTTACGGGCCGACCGATCGAGTGCCGGACAAAGCCAGCGGGCCTTACGCCCTTGTGCGAGTCGCGAACGACGCGCGGACCGGAACGGCGGTACGCCAAGCGACCAGGCTCCGCACGTTCGAAGTCGAGGTTGTATTCCCGCGATCGGCGGAGGAACACGAACTCGATGACGTCCACGTCGACATTCTGCGCGCCCTTGGCTTCGGAGAAGACCAGCCGGAGCGCAAGTTCCCTGGGCTTGTGGAGGATATCGACGAGGCGGTGGCGCAGTTTGCCGAGGCTGGTCGCAACTTCCACACCCTGACCGCAACCATCGGCGTGATCTACGTCGAAACCTACAACTGATCGGCCAGGCCGAGGAGAAAACGATGCTCTACACCCAACTGTTCCGCGGCCCTACCTCGGTCGCGTCCTATCCCTCTTTCGTGTTCGAAGAGCTGTTCAAGTTGCAGACGATCAGCGCCGAACCGGAATCGACCGAGATCACCATCCCCGACCCGACGCGCCTCGGCCTGCCTGAGCTCGATGGCGTAACGTCGACCACGGCGATCAACATCAACGGGGAGGCCGTCAACTTCTCCCCCCGCGCCGCCGGCACGATTCTCTATGGATCGGTCGAGCGCGTGCCGTCGGGTACCGTTTCCGAAGAGGTGCACGACGCCTACGTCGATCGCACCATTCGTCTTGCGCACATTCCACTTGAGGTCAGCAGCGTAACCGGGGCCGGCGGCACTCCGACTTATGTGCGAGGCGTTGATTATGCCGTCACCCCCGGCGGCATCCGTCCTCTGCCGGGCGGCACGCTGGCCGACGCGATCAATGCCACCGCGGCGCCGCCGGATGGCGGGTTGAAGCGTTTGCCGATCGAGGTCAGCTACACCTACCCGACTGTCGACCTGGTGAAGCCGTTCACCACCGGCCGCAAGTTCTACCGGGTGATGTTCGAGCAGACCAACGAAGCCGGCGACGGTGAGAAGCGACGCATCACCTGTTACTACGCGCGCATCAGCCTGAACGGCGGCCTGCCGCTGAACCAGGGCGCCGAGTTCGGCGTGATCCCTGTGCAGATCCGTCTTCTGGCCGACCCGAACATCTACGACGTCGGCGAGGCCGCGATCTGGACCTGGGAAATCCAGAACACCGACGCGGCTTGATGGCCGTAGATCAACCTGGCCCGCCCTGATGGCGGGCCTTTTCATTTGGGTGGCCCATGTCTGACCTTGGAATCCTGTTTCCCGAACCTGAAACCATCTACGTCAACGGCGCGCCGGTGATCGTGCGCCACGTCCGCCTCGCCGACTTCGAGTTGTTCGGGGATATCGCCAGTGACCTTCTCAAGGTGCTGAGCGACGGCACCGTTCCCTCCATCCTGCAGTTCGGCAAGACCGGTTCGGCCAAGCTGCGGAAGATCCTGCGCAGGACCACGAACCTCAGCCGATGGCGCGTGTATCGCCTACCGGTCGACGTAGCGATGCAGATCGTCATGCAGGTGATTCGGGTCAACGCCGCTTTTTTCGCCCGCGCCCAGCAAGCGGCAGTGACGACGCTGGCAACGCTGGTTGGGCAGCAGCAGTAACCAGCCTGGTTCGCGCGGGCTTCAGTCTCGAAGAGGTTTCGCGCATGACGCTTCAACAGATCGAGGTGTTCATCGAGCAGGTTGGCGCCCAGGTCAAGCAGGACCGGCGCGATCACCTGCTGCTTCGCCGCGCAGCACGCGCACCCCTGAAGGGGTTTAAACAGTTCCTGCAGGAGTTCGACCATGGCCGGTAGAGTGACCACGCAACTGATCGTCGAGGGGGTAAACCGCACCCGGCAGATGTTCAACGAGGTGAATCGCGACCTCAACGTGACGAACAAGGCGTTGGCCGCAAGCGGCAAGTTGCTCGCAGGCTATCTCACGTTCAGCGCGCTCGCCGCCGGGGTGAAGGCGGTAGCGAACACCGCCGACGCCTACCAGGCAATGAACGCCCGCCTGCGGCTGGCGACCGGATCTCAGGAAGAGTTCAACACCGCCCTCGAGGAGTTGCAGCGCATCGCCTACAACACCGGCCAGCCGGTTGAGGCGCTGGTTACGCTGTACGGGCGGATCAGTCGCCCTCTCAAGGAAGCGGGCCGCACCCAGCAGGATATCCTCAAGGTCACCGAGGCCGTGTCGGCGTCGTTCCGCGTGTCGGGCGCCTCTGCGGTCGAGGCTGAGAACGGAGTGATCCAGTTCGGCCAGGCGCTGGGTGCTGGCGCGCTGCGCGGGGACGAGTTCAACAGCGTGGCCGAACAGGCGCCACGCCTGATGCAGGCTCTGGCTGATGGCATCGGTGTGCCGACCTCGGCACTTAAGGCGCTGGCGGCGGAGGGCAAGCTGACGGCGGCAGTGGTCACCGACGCGCTGATCGGACAGTTGCCCAAGCTGCAGAGCGAACTCGCCTCGTTCGGTGACTCCGTCTCGAAGGAATGGACGGCGATCGAAGACACCATCCGCCGCGGCGTCGGCCAGGCGGACACCGGCCCGCTGATCGAGTCGCTGAAGGAACTGAAGGATGTGCTTGCCGACCCGACGATCCAGGGCAACCTGACCACGCTGGCCAGCGCCCTGGTTCGCCTGGCCGCCGCAGCGGCTAAAGGTGGCTCGCTGTTCTCCGGCTTCGGAGAGGATCTGGGCTACCTGGCTGCACGGGTGACCGGGAACGTCACTGAGCTCGACAGGGTGAACAAGGAGATCCAGAAGCTGCAGGCCGCCGAAGATGGCTTCGGCCTGGTCGACTTGTTCATGTCCGACGCGCAGATCAGCGAGCGGCTGACAGCGTTCAAGAAGTACCGCGAGCAGTTGCTGGAAGAACAGACCGGCATGACGGCAGAGGCGCGCAAGGCGGCCGAGGAAGCCGCCGCCCAGGTCAAGGCGGTCGATGATGCACGTCAGCAAGCTGCGCTCTCGTCGGAGCGTGCGTACTCCGAAGCGCTGCGCCAAGTGCGTGACGGCCGGCTGAAGGCGGTGCAGGACTCTCTCAAGAAGCAGGAGGCGGCCGAGAAAGGCGCGCTGGCGGCGGTTGAGAAAGTTCGGAAGGATCGCCTGGCTATCGAGAGGCGCTACAGCGAAGCGATTGCCGGGCTACAAGCCGGCGTCGGCGGTGACCCGAGCTATGCATCTGCGCAGACCCTCAAGCAGTCCGCCGCCCAGGCGCTGCGCAAGGGCGATGCCGAGACGGCACAGGCGCAGGCGCAGAAGGCGCTCGAAATGCTCCAGCAACTGCAGGCGGCCGGAGAGAACACATACGGGTTCACCGGCTTCGCTAAGGAGCTCCAGGCCATCGAACTCGCCGCGAACGATCTGCAGCAGTCGCAGGCAGACGCGAAGCTCGACAGCATCCGCGCGCGGATCGCGGAGCTGTCCGATGCGGCGACCGCGCTCCAGGGCATCGAGATCTCGTTCAACCTTCCGCCGGAGGAGATCGAGGCGATCAAGGCGCAGTTGCAAGCGCTGTCTGAAACGCCTGTCCTGATCCCTGTTCAACTGGTGCCCACCGGCGAAATGTCCGCCGTGAGCGGCACCACGCCACCGGTCAGTTTCCCCGGCTACGCGACCGGCACCAACAGCGCCGCGCCGGGCATTGCATGGGTCGGCGAGCGAGGTCCGGAACTGGTTGCGTTTGGTGGCGCGGAGAAGGTGTTCCCGAACAGCGTGTCGGCGCTTGCCAGCCGCTTGGCCGGGATGCGCGGTCTCGACGGGTTGTCGCCGGCCGCCGCCGAGGTCGCGACAGCGGCGCCGAGCTCAGGGCAACTCCCCAACCTGGGACGGATCGATCTGTCGTTCGGTGGCTCGACTGTCTCGGTCTTCGGGGATCAGCGATCGGTAAACGACATTCTGCGGCTGCAGGCGCTCAAGCGAGGCCGCACCGCACGTCCGTAGGAGAACGGCATGGATTACCCGGTTATTACGCTCGGCGGAGTACCCATCCCGCCAGAAGCCGGCGCACCGGATCAGTCGATGGAGCCCTTGTTCGGTGCGACGGTCGTCAGGATGAGCGACGGTGCTGGCGTGAAGTTGACCCACTGGGACGGCAAGCTCTCCGGCACGTTGACCGGCTCGGGCCTTGTACCGGTCGGGCTAGACGCGCTCGACTACCGATCATCACTGGAGATGCAAGCGATCCAGCCAATCAGCATCGCCCAGGACTCTCCGGCGTTCACTCTGCCCAAGGCGCCGCGCACGGACAAGGAACCGTGGGCGCTGGCGTTGGTTGAGGGGCGCTGGGTGCCGACGCCATGCGTGCGCGCAGGCCTGGTCGTGACCGTTACAGAGCGTCCGGCAGCGACGCTCTACATGGTCCAGTTCATGCCTCGCTTCAACGTGTTCGCGGACCCGCCGTCGACGTCGATGAACGCCGCGCACGGATGGACCCTGAACTGGCAGGAGGTTTGACATGCTGCTGAACGGCATGCCGTTGAACGCCGGCCCGCTGAACGGATTCGGCACGGCCGGCGGCGGAGATGGCCCTGTCGAGATCAAGCCTGGTCAGGCGTTTGCCTGGCGCCTGCGCCTACTCGTCGACGATGAGGATTGGACGGCACACCTCGTTGGGGCTGTCGAAGTCGACCGCGAGGAAGGCGCCTCTGGCACCGCTACGTTCACGCTGTACCTCGGCACTGACCCGGTATCGCCGACGTCGTGGGTGGGGCGGGCGGTCACGATCCGCTACCTTTCCACTGCCGAGGGCGTGACCGCAGACGTGGTGAGATTCACCGGCCGCATCGCGGACCCGACGTTCGACGCAGTGGGGCGGACGCTGACCGCGCGCTGCTCCGATCAGTTGCAGCAGCGCATCGAGGCGATGGAGATCGCGCAGATCGATGCGCTGGTCGGCGGCCAGTGGTCATCCGATGTGTTCGAGCCTGTCGAGGGGCGCTCGCGCTGGGACTATGCGCAAGAGCGGTTGACGACCGTGGCCGCGGCCCTGGATTGCGCGCCTACCGGCGAGTTGCGTGTGACCAGTCTGTTCTCGCAGCCCCCGGCGTTCGAGTTCGGCGCCGGGTCGACCGTCTACAACTCGGTGGAGGTCAGCCTCGGTGATCTGAGCTCGCAGGCGAACAGGATCGAGATCGAGTGCGACTACCGATTCAGCCGGCTATGGCAGTTGAACGCCTCGTATGGTTGGCAGCACCCCGGCACGGGTAACGCTGTTGGAGAGGCAGGGTTTTGCAACTGGCGCGGCGACGACACCGAGTTGCCAGATGTCGAGATGATCACCTCGGCGACCGAGAGCAGCGGTCAGACGTTGTTCTATGCGACCTGGTATCCACTGCCGCCCACTGGCGTCTACTGCAATCCGCCGGCGGCATGGAGAAATGACTTCACCGAGCTGCTGCTCGGCGGAAATTGGATAGCTGGCCGGCGCTGGGTGCAGTCCGTCACAGAGCGCTACCGGCTGGTCATGGAGGTTCAGCCGAGCGTGGCGGCGACCGGTCCGATTGTCGGTCGGCAGCGTGCCTCGTTCGAGATCGAGTCTGACAAGGCTTCGGGCTGGGAAAGCGATCCGATCACCGGCGGCAGCACAGGGCACAGCGATGAGAAGGACGACAACCGGCGCTTGTCCGCACTGAACTGCTTGTTGGCCCAGGGAGCCACGACGCTCATTGCTGCGCACCGCGGCACGACCGTGACCTGGGATGTGCCGACGTCGATGATCCTGCCGATCGATCTTGTGCATACGCTCCGCCTCGATGATCAGGGCGCGCGTGCGGTGGGCAAGTGTCGCCGCATTGTCGACCGGCTCGACCTCGGATCCGGTAGCGCCCTGACCACGATCTCTATCGCTGTGATGCGAGGCGGCGGTGGCGCCGCAGACCCCCTTGTTCCTCCTGCTGGTTCGTCCGATCCCGTCAGCCCACCGTCTGGCGGCGGACAGCTCTCGACGCAGCTCGGGGGCCGCAACGGCAGTCCCGCGTATGACGATGAGGCGGATGGTTTCTCAGGCAACTGGAGCAACCGAGACCCCGGCGCCGAGTTGTTCCCGCGGCGGTTCTCGCTGACAGCAAACGACATTCCTGAGACCTACCGGGACGAGCATGCGCCTGAGATCGCGGCCACCTACCGGGTGGCTGTACCCGATGACGTACTGGAGATGTAGCGATGGCGAGAGCATGGATCAACAACTGGAAGACGACGCTGAGCGCCGGCCTTTCGCCTGGCGAATTGAGCCTGACGGTGCCGGATGCTGCCGCCGCGCTGCTGCCGCTCTCTGGCGGTAACTGGGTGCTGCTGACGCTGGCGGATGCTGCCGGCGCTCAGCATGAGATTGTGAAAGCAACCTCCCGCGCCGGTGGGGTGGTGACGATCGAGCGCGCCCAGGAAGCCACCGCCGACGGCAACTGGCCGGCGGGGTCGGCGATCTATGCAGCCGTCACGGCCGGCGATCTCATGGCACTGCAAGCGCGAATCGCGGCCCTTGAGGGCGGCACTCCCGAAGGAGCCCTGGTCGATGCGAGCGGTTCGGCTCTCGTCGATGGCGCCGGAAACAACCTGATCATGGAGAACAACTGATGGCAACTGTTACGCACGTCCTGTCCGGTGCTGGCGCTCCACCCTCGGCCCCGCCCAGCGTGGGCGCTCATTACGTAAACACGACAAACGGTGACCAATACCTTGCCAAGGGCACGGCCTCTGCGGCGGATTGGGTGAAGCAGGGTGGCGGCGGTGGAAGCGCTCCCTCCGAAGTACTGCACATAACTGGCGCGGGCAATTTCTCGCTTGGGCCGCAGCACGCTGTTGTCGAGGCGCCTCTGAATAACATTCCTGAGAACGAGATCGGGGCTGTCGATATCGAGACAGCCTCTTCTCGGCAATTTGATTTGCACGTCAAGGGGAACGCAGATTCAGTGTTTTTCGTCGGGACCGCGGGTGGCGTCGACTTGCCGGGTGGGACGTTCATCGTCGGGATGCAGAGGAATTGGGCTTCAACCCGCGAGTATGGATTCCAGATCCGAGGCATAGACCTAGCTGGTGAGGCCTGGGCGCGGGTGTATTACGACGCCATCGCTGGGACGATGACCATGCTTGTACTCGCTGACATGCCTGCGCCGGCATAACGGAGGTGGATCATGGCTCTATCAGATGAGCGCCGCGGCATCGGCGCAAGGAACGAAGCGATCCGCCGCGCCGGCGGCCAGCGGGTCGAAGCGGAGCGACGCGGTGACCAGGGCTTGACGGCGGCGCTCAACCGGCTGATCGAGCCGGAGCGTCAGGCGCGCGCACTGCGCAAGATCGATCCGCGCGGCGCCCTGGATGCAAAGCGCGGGCGGGCGGACTACAACCCCGCCGGAAAGCAGCTCGGTGGGGGTGGCGGTATTGCGAGCCCCCTGATCGAAGAAGATGCCGCCCAGCGCGAATACTACGAACTGCAGACAATCCCCACCAGCGATGGCCTGGCCTGGCTCCGGTATCGCAGCGTGAAGAAGATCGTCATGACCGACGCGTCAGGCGCAGAAGTTGTGATGGAGTACGCGAACGATGTTTCCCAATAGCCCGCTCGATGAAGCTCCGCAGGTATGGGGGTGGCCATGGCACGGCCTAATACGACAGCCAATCAACGCCGTTGATTCGACATTGACGTTACCAAGCGGGCGAACGATGAAGATGCCGGCGGTCAGGACAGCAAATGATACTGCGCTCTGGAGTGTAGGTATGCCTGTCCCGAACGTCGAAACCGATGACCCTGACGAGCGCTGGCTCAACCGAGCGATCATGCGCGGAACCGGACTAGCCGAGGCATACGGAGGGGTATCACTCCAGCCGGCATTCATCCGTGGGTACACCGTCCGTTGCGGCGTTGAGGTTACGTTCAATTCATTTCTCGGAACAGCCTCCGCAATCTGCTCTATTCGGGATGGTGTAACAGGATTCGTTGGGCAGATTACAAGCAACACCATTGCGCCTTCTGCGCTGGGTATCCCCGTCCAGCCAGCAGGTATGTCTTTTCAAGTCCTAGATGTAAATCACGACGGAACGCGCCGAGTGTTCCGCGTCGACTATCAAGAAACTGTTGACGGAACGGTGATTGCCGGCGGCATGGTGGAGGTGCGCATTAGCCCAAGCGGAGCGTCCGGATTTCAAGCTGAGTTGGTTGTCGTGGCTACGTGGAGTCAGGTCCAGTTTACAACGTTGTCCAGCAGTAAGCCGGACGTTGACCCGGATACTCATACGCGGTTCTGGTGGGACAGTGCGAGCGGCTCTTACGTTTCGGGAACAAGCGATCCCCCTGGCATTCCTGTGGATACAAGGGTGCTTCAGGGGGCATGGACGGCGACTCTGCGGGCAGAGTCGATTGCTGCCGCTTGGTACGGAGTTTCAGGAGATCTTGAGTTCGTACATATCGAGGTATCTGTCTCTCATTCTCTCCAGCGCGCAGCAAGTGCGGCAGGCGATCATGTTGCATTCAATCAAACGGACGATTGGGTGGTTGACTACAGATTGCGATCTGCGTCAGGAGAGGTGTTGGAGACGCTGCGAAATAAAGTCGAAATATCGGGGCCAATATACAATGACGGTGGCCCTGGGACCGCAAACATAACCGATAGCATCAGCGGGCAAACAGTCGCAACTGGTACCCGGCCGATAACTCTGCAAGATCAAAATATCTATACGCCAGACGTGGGAGATACCTACGCGAGAGGGTTGAATTGGGGCTCTCGCTACCATGTGTTTCCAATCGCGGCCGACGGATATCTTTCGTCGTTTGCTGCCCAATACGCATGGCCAGTCCAGCGATACTCCAACAAGATGTTGGGCATCATAGCGGTTCGAAATAGCGCTATCGGAACTCCAGATGAGCGCTATCGGCTTGCCGGAGTTGCATTCACCCCGCATGGCGTACACGGAACCCGTCAGGTTGACGTAGATGTTGGTGCGTATTCAGGCATCCAGTTCGAGGCTTGGAGTAAGGGCGCATATAACCCAATCACCGGCGACGCTATACGCAACGACCCGAACGCCTTCTATTCCTACGTTTGATTCCTTCCAAAGGAGAAGCCGCATGACGCCGGCCTGTGTACCCCTGCGCATTGAAAAAGGGGCGACGTTCCGCGACACGATGCGGATCATGCAACCGAGCCTTGTCTACCGGCCGATCACCCAGATCGCGCCGGCTGCTCCCGTCCGGCTGACCATCCCTGGGCACGGATTGCCTGGCACGTGGCTGGCCTGGATCGATGGTGTCCAGGGCATGCCCGAACTGAACCGCGCTCGACTTCGGCAATTGCCCCACCGGGTCGCGTCCATCGACGACAACACCGTCGAGATCAACCTGCTTTCAGCCGTTGGGCTGGCGCCTGTGGGCGGGCAATTGATCTACCAGCCACCCGTTGACCTGGCTGGCGCCGAGGTACGGATGCAGATCCGCGACGCGCCAGGCGGGACTGTGCTGATGACGCTGGCGCTCGGCTCCGGCCTTGAGATCGCTGGCGCCGGAACGATCTCGCGCGAGATATCGGCATCGGCTACCGCGGCGCTGGAATGGTCGGCGGCGGTCTACGACGTAGACGTGACATACCCGGATGGAACGGTCCATCGCTACTACAGCGGTCCGATCACTGTGAGCCGTGGGGGAGGGTGCGATGGATGACACCGCCGAGCCCTGGGCGCTGGCGATCGAGGTTGATTGCGAGCCGCTTGTGCTCAGCGAGATGCAGGAATACGCGGTCACCGTGACGCCGCCGGCCGATGTGCTTGTGGTTGTTGCGGGTGACCAAGGGCCTCCCGGGAGGGATGGCGTAGACGGTGCCCAATGGGGCGCGACTGATTGGTGATGACATGGCCCAGATTCGATTTTTCAAAGTGGCGACCCTGCCGGGTACGCTGGAACCCGATTCGTTCTACTTCGTCGAGAACGGCAGCTACTCGGAGTCCTACCTGACGAACAGCGCGGGAGTCGCGCGCTCGATCGGCAACAGCGCGATGATCAACGCGCTGATCAACGAGGCGTTGGCCAGCTTGCCCGGCACCGTCACGCCGATCCTGTTCGTTGCGGATATCGCCGCCCGCGACGCCCTGGAGCCGGAGGGAGCCATTTTCGTCCTTGTTCAGGACGCAAGTGCGGACCCTACAGTAGATGCCGGCGCGGCGTTGTACGCCTGGAACCCGGCGACCAGCGCCTGGCTGAAGGTTGCTGAATACGAAAGCATGGACGTCGAGCTCAACTGGGACGCGATCAATGGGCGGCCGACCTCGACGCCGGCGCAGATCGACACTGCCGTTTCCCAGGCGCACACGCACGCGAACAAGTCGACGCTGGACAAGTTCGGTGAGGCTTCTGGCCTGGTGCGCTTCAACGGCCAGCCGATCCCGGCCGAGTGGAATGGGACGGCTTGGTAATGGCCGTCCTCCAGACCCACAAGGTCGTCGCGCAACTGCCTGCCGCGCTGGAGCCGAACGCGATCTACTTCGTCCGGCGCAGCACCGGCTACGACCAGTTCGTCACCAACGGCGCGGGCGTGGTGGTGGCATACCCGATGAACGTCCGCATCCCCGCGGCTGTGCCGGGCTATCTCGCCGACGGCTCCACTCTGAGGCTCACGATGAATCCTGACGGCCAACTGCTGGCTTACACCGCCGGCGGCGCAACTCTCAACCTGCAGGTGCTTTTCAATGGCTGATGTTCGACCGACGAAGTTGCAGAACGAAGGAAACGGCTACGGCAGTCTCCGCGAGTTCGCCGACGGCGACACGGTGCCGCTTGCCCTGGGCGGCACTGGCGCTGCAACCGCTGCCGGCGCGCGCTCGAACCTGTTCGATCCCCGGCTGCAGAGCTTCAGCCTGATGCTCGGTGGCGTTGACCAGCTTCCATACCAGACGGGACCGAATAGCTGGTCGCAGACCCCGCTGACAAGCATCGGCCGCGCGATGATCGCGGCATCCACTCAGGCGAACGCCCTGAGCTACATCGGCGGCGTTTCAAAGAGCCTGTCGTCCAACCGAACCGTTTCGGACCCGAACATCGTGCCGGACGAGTGCGGATTCTATGGCATCGGCGTCGGTCCTTACTCGAACTTGCCGCCAGGCATCGATGCTCTGAACCCCATCGGATCGATGCTCTATCACCATCCATACGACGTCGCGACCGCAGTGCAACTATTCGTGCCGCGGACCTCGAACATCCTGTATTTCCGCAGGAGGGTCGCCGGGGCGTGGCAGTCGTGGGTTCGCGTGCTGTCCGACGCTCAGTTGCTGGGCACAGTGGCTCAGTCTGGAGGAGTCCCGCTTGGGTCGATATTGGAGCGAGGCAGTAACGCGAACGGGCAATACGCCCGCCTCGCCGACGGCACGCAGATTTGCACGATCAGCCTGCTTGGCGCCAACGACCGCATGGCGAACACAAGCTACACGCTCACATTGCCGGCGGCGTTCACTCCAGATTGGACCGTTGGGGTATCGGTATCCTGGGCGTCGCACGCAACGAACCCCGCAACGTACAACGGTGTGAAGGTGGCATATGCGAACGGCACCTCGCTGACATTCATCCTGGCCGAGAACCTCACGACAAACCGTTTGATCTTTTCCTGCATAGGGAGGTGGTTCTGATGTTGATCAAGCTTTCGCCGTTTGTACCGCTGCCCGGCGACGGCGTTGAAATGCGCGTGTCCGTTCGAGGGGATGCCCTCACTGTGAACGGTGTCGAGTTCGATTTTTCGCCATTAACGGAGGGAGGTCAGCTACCTGGCGCGGCGACTGGTTCGTCCTGGTTTGAGGGAGTGATTACCCGCCAGGCTGGCCGAATCGAACTGACGATGCGTCTACCGCTGCCGCCTGACGCAAGCGATGCCGCTCGCTTCCCGACTCCCATCGAGATTCTCGAAGGGGATGTGGAGTTACCGCGATGATCGACTGGGGCCACATGAAGACGCCTGAGCAGATCCTCGAGGAGCAGCGTGCGGCAGTGCGAGAGCAGCGCCGCGAGGCCTATACGAAAGAGTCTCTGCCGCTCTATCTGGAGGCGCAGTATCTGGCAGCGGTCGGCCAGGGGCCCGCAGATCTATCAGAGTGGATCGCGAAGGTTGCAGAGATCGATGCCAGGTATCCGCTGCCGGACGCGGGCGGCGTGTAGACTACCCATTTTGAATGGGAGCATGACCGTGCTGGTGGTGAGACTCAAGAAAGGGTGGACGCTGAAGCTTGATCGGAAGGTGAACGATGCGAATCGGGCGGGGGTTTGGTCGTTCCATTGCTCCGAGAGCACGTTCGTGCCGGGCATGGATAGCTTGCTGCGGCACGCGGCCATCCGTCCTGCTGAGCCGGCAGAAGGGAAGAGCACCGAGGTAGAGGTGGCCATCTGTCGGCCTGGTGATCCGGAGGAGAAGTGGATTCCGGTGGGGACGGGGGCTGCTGTCTATGAAGCCGAGCGGTGATTGAGTGCAAACGCTTGCACGGGAATGCCCCGCCGAAGCGGGGCGCCCTCAATTCACATTGAGCCGAACGTGCGCAATGCCGCGATCATTCTCCACGACCTTCGCCACCCGTCCGTTGTCCATGGCATGGATGTAACAATGATGCACGGTGAGGATGAGGTCCTGCAGCGTGTCGTCGTCTTCCATCTGCTCAATCCTCAGGCCTATCTCCTTGCACCGATTGATATTGATGTGCCTGGAGTGGTGGCGAGTTGAGTCGAAGTCACTAAGGTACTCAACGATAGCCTTAGCCTTCTCCTCAGCATCATTATGGCCGGAGAACATGACCGTCTTAAGGGAGTTCTCGACGAACTCCTTTGCCCACTTCACTGCTTGTTCACAGCTTACGACGAGCGTCGGGTGGTATTTCCCGATGATCATACGCCAAAGCTCTAGCTTGGATGGATCTTCCTTCAGATCTGCGGCGGCCTTGTCCAGTTCGGCAAGAACACCGATGGCAGGGACGTTTTGGATCTGTGGATCAATCGGTCCCAAGCTAGACTGCTTTCCCATGACAATGGAAGCGGCGGAGCACGCAATCATAGTCCCGGCAGACATTGCCAACTGAGGGACGATGACTCGAATGTCTGGCCCAAAGAGCTGATGAAGGTAGTCCACCAGTGACTCAGCCGCCGCGATGTCTCCTCCAGGAGTATGGAGGATTAAATCCAACCCTTTGGTGAAGTCACAGCCGTGAACAACTGTCATGAAGGCATTTTTATCGCCATCATTGACATACAGTTGCGGATTGCCTGGGTTGGAGGTTAGCCAGCCGGAATAGTACGCAATGGTGCTGCGGCCGGTGTGCTTGCTGAGATGGTCCAAATATTTGCGCCGGACGTAGTCCGGCGCCATTTCTCCGTGAGTCTGTGCTTCTGCGGCGATCTCAGTGAGAACATCGTTCCAATTAGGCATTCCGTGCGCTTATGGTATTGGTGGTAACGGTAGTTTTCAGGGAGTAATCTAGGCCCGTGTAGATGTCAAACCCTTGACGCGCCTGCTGATGCTGAGCCTGCACTTGGCAGTGTGCTCCCAAATGGGCCTGCCCAAGAATCGATTGCAATAGCTCTGCCCGCGAGACCGCCTTGTCTTGCGTATTCTGCTGCATCCCCGTCTCCTCACTTAACTCTGCATGTCAAAGCATGCCCTTTGGCGAAAAAGCCCACGAAGAGCGACCAGTGGGCTTGTTTACGTTGGGTGAATTCTGATAAGCGAACACTCAATAGACAATAGCCGAGCGTCTAAATTCTGCACTTATTTTTAGATCAAAAGGAGGTTAAATCGGAAAAGTCAATAGGCTGTATGCGTCTAAATGTCGCACTGCTGGCGTTCTTGTCGAGGGGCGGAGCGCGGCGCGCTTCGCGGCGATTCCTGCGCTCTTCTTCCTCCAAAACGCTACCGTAAGCATTTGATTCTGTTGGCTTGCGGATGTTCTCAAACGAATTGCTTTTTGATGGTCTTTTTAGTCATAACTAATTGATAAATATAGGAAAAATCAAATTCTATCGTGCGTCCCAGGCTTTGATGCCGTAGAGAACGTAGGTCATTGCTTCTCCCGAGGCCCGGGTCTTCCCGGGCCCTGCCGATAGGTCGCCGAAAGGTGATCGCCGGATTATGCCACGTCGTTCCGCCCCTGTGCGGTCTCGGGGCTACCGCGCTCGGGAGCGGCGTGACGGCAGATAGCCGTGGACGGGCGGGCGGACAGGGAGCCGGGCTGTTTCCCTGGCCGGGAACGGAGAGAGCGCAGGTTGAACAGGTCGATTCGGCTCGCTGGAGAGCATCCTTACCGGTACTTTCGGAATGCTCCGGTCCGCGCTGTACAATCCTTCCCCCGCCGAGGAGATTTCCCATGAGTTGCATCGGTCGCCAGATAGACCAATTACGCCTGCAGATACCGGGCTTCGCCTGCAAGCCCGGCTGCCACGATTGCTGCGGGCCGGTTACCGCCTCGTCGGAAGAGATGGCCCGCCTGCCGGTGAAGAGCGAGGCCGAACACGACGCCGCCCTGGCCGAGTGGAACTGCGTCCATCTCGGACCGAACGGCTGCGAGGCCTATGAGGAACGTCCGCTGATCTGCCGGCTGTTCGGCACCACGCCGAACCTGCCCTGCCCGGAGGGGCGGGGGCCCGAAGTGCCGGTGGCGGAGCAGGTGGAGCGACAGGTGCATGCGCTGATCGCCAGCACTCGCCAGGTGCTGGTGTAG